ATTAGGTGGTGAAGTTACTGCCTTTGGTAAACTTAACATTGGAGGTTGAAATGAACTGCAAACAATGTAAATTTTGGCTAGAATATGAACCGACTCAAAATATTGACGACGGTGTGACTTTTGGAAGTTGTCGAAGGTTTCCGCCAGTTTTATTCTTATTTGACGAACTAAACGGTAATGAATATTCTCAACCTAGCACTTGCTCTGATGAATGGTGTGGTGAAGGTAAAATAGCTAGAATATTTTAAAGGAGATTAAAATGAAACAAGCACACCCAATTGAAGCAGCAATAAAAGACATTCGGGAACTCGCTTACGACCACGGATTGATGGATTGTGAAATACGTTCAATATTTAACATGGGTCTTACAATGCGCTACCAGTTCGGCGGCTTTGCCGAGCAATGGGCCGAAGACAAGAAAATGCGCGACCAGAAAGAAACAGGATGGATGAAGTACGTTAAAGACGAACCGTTTGCGGCTAAGTCAACCGATGCTTCAGTTCCAGAATTGGACAAGGCGAATCTCGACAGTTCATTAATATTCAATGCCCCTGATGATTTAATAGATACACTACAAAAAGAAGTCGCCAAACTTCTTAACGACACGATTAAAAATCTTCTTAAGGATATTCAAAATATCGAAGTTAGCCAATTTGACGGTAAAGAGTTTGTAAAAGATGTAGTTATCAAAGCAATTAACGAAGATTACGCGTTCAAACAATCTGTTAAAGGTTAAAACAAAAGCCGGTAGCTTTCACAGGCTACCGGCTTCTCCTTATCATCCAAACATTCGGTCAAAATGAGCTTCAATTTCTTCTAACGTCAATTCCTTTTCAGGAGGTCTTTCAACAAAGTTCATAAAGTCAATTGCTGTAAACGGTTCAGGTCGTTGCTTGCTGTCACGGTTCAAATTACAGTGTAACGACATCATACTGCCGTGACGTAATTCTTCACGAAATTCCCCGAAAGGCTCAATATTCATGTAGGCATACCATTCATTAAGCTGCTTGGCGGTAAGCCCTTTGCTCCCAGGAAGGCGGATAACAAATTCCCTAGACTTACCCCACCAACTGCCGAGGGGGATTCTCAGCAGCGTAGTGGGGGTTCCTGCAACTAATTCGTCAGGGTGTCGGAATCCGAGGTGGAGGCAGAGTCGGAAAAGGGCAATTCGCTCTGGCTCCCGTCGGAGTTTTTTACTTCTTCACCGGAAAGACCATTCAAGCGGCGAGCGACTTCAGACAGCTTCAGGAAGACTTCTGAATTGAACTTTGCCAGCCGGTCAATATCGGCTTCGGCAAATAGCCTGTTACCAGCTTCATCAACTACCGAGTACGACAACAGCGCAGGTGTGAAGCGGCTCATGTCAACAGCACCGTCTTTCTGGTTCTTTGGATCACTCCAAAGTTTGATGTAGTCGCTGCCGCCGATTTCGGAAACAATTACTTCACCTGACTTCAGGGTTACGGTTTCAGTTTTCAAAGCACCTTCTGTAAACAGTTCTTCTTTTGTTAAAATGCTCATTGCGTTGTCCGCCTTTCTGACGTTAAGTTAAGCGCCCCGAAAGGCGCTTTGAAAATTAAACTAAGATACAACCACTGTACCGGAAACCACGAAATCTGCGCTGCCTGTCTGTACTCCGTCCACACTTGCGTCTGGAATAGTAGGCCATTTCAAGCAAGATGCACTGAAGGTACGTGTCTTAGCAGGAGTTACAACTTTGTACTGATTAACAGTAGAAGCAGTGAACGCTGCAAGCACAGCAGCCTGACCTGGATCACTTTCAAGAATAAATACGTCGCAAGAGAACGTACCGTTGTCAACAAGTCCGGTACGATATTCCTTAGCAGTCGAGTTTAAGTCTGTAACGTCGATCTTGGACGCACTCGCCCCCGAAGGTTTTATTCCCTTGATTTCATTTACCTGAACCCAAGCAGCGGGAGTCGCGGTAGCCGAAGTACCGGTAAGAGTCAGAGCCGAAGTATCAATGTCAACTGTGAACGTAGTATTGGTAACACCAATTGACTTGTGCGAAACAACTGCGTTGGTATTCAACGCTGCGTTGCCTGTACCTGTGACACCGGCAATTGCAGCGTAGTCACCGTTTTTAAGAGCTGTTGCTACAGTTGCATTTAGAAATGTCAGAATAGTAGGATAACCTACTGTTATTGACACCAAGTTAAGTGCTGAAGATGAAGTGCCAGCGATGTACAATTTACTGTTTTGGGCCAACTGTGCGTTTATAGACATAAGATACTCCTTTGGGCCGAAGCCTGTTTGATTACTGCTTACGTAGTTTTGTTATGGAATTTTATTTTTAATTCTAACTTTATGCTCCCCAACAAGTTCATTTAACTTAGCGTCGGTTTCCCGTTGTTGAGTGAAAAGTTTATCGTGAACAGTTTCGTCGTTCTCAGTATGTTCTGTTAATTTTTCTTCAATCTTCTCAACATTGCACTCCATCTTGTGCCAAGCCCACACGATGATTGCAATCAACGCCCCTATTATCGGCGTCACAATTTTATAGAGACTTTCCAAGTGATCGAGCAACCCGTTATCGTGAGGTGGAGGAATTGGCATTACGGGCGCTCCTTCTGACGTCAATTAATTTCAGGCGTTTAGAACGCGAATTGCAATTTTTAATTATATTAATCATGTGGAACGCGCAAGTTAAACACGCAAACATTAAAGTGAAGAATAGAACGTATTGATTGTCAATAACCAAACCGAATATCGTTACAGTACCAAGTAAGGCCGCGACTGAATTGTTCATTTCACTCCCCTACGAATGCGTAAAAATCCATGTGGCAGTAAAAACGTTTTGTATCTTGCTCTTTACCTTCAGTTGGAACTGTGCTAGAAACATTAACCAAAGCACCAACTGTTTCAAAAGCGTTTGTTCCAAGACCAACACATGTTTTAGCAACTTCGTTAGCAGCGACCATTGCAGCACTCACGGCTCTTTGCGTTGCTTTAAACTCAGTGTAGTCTACAGCGTAAATTGAAATCTGAAGTCGCACCCTGCTTATTCCAGCATCGCCGTCAAGCTTGTTAAATGACTGACCGCCAATTACTGTAAATATTGCGAAGGTATCACTGACGCTTGCAATTTCACCGTCAGGATCAGGGTGCCCTATCGGATATATTTCATTGCCAAAGATAGGCGTTAAAATTGTTGTTAGTTGTTCTTCTAAAGGGATCATACTTCAGCCAAGGGTCGATTTTTAATTTTGTCATTCCAATAAGCGGCGTCCTTTGCTACGTCAACATTCCAACTTTTGAAGTTGCCAAGATGTCCAATTCCGAGATGACAATCAAAACCATCTTTATTTGCTTCGCAAAGAGTAATAAAGTTTTTAGGATCAAGTTCAAGTTCAGGATGTAAGTGAAATGGAACGCAATGATGTACTTCAAGCTTTTCAGTGCCGCCGCATACAGCACAACAAGGCTGTACTTTCAGATGAGCAAGTCTAGCCGTAGGCCACTCTGACGAACGAGTAACACCTGCCGGAATTTTAGCGCGTTCAATTTCAAGCGTTTGTTCAAGATTCATATCGCGCTCACACCCTGTTGTGTTGTTATTTCCAGTTCCCTGTGCCGTTCCTCAATATCGTTAATCCCAAGTATTGAATAAGACTTGCCATTATAAACAACTCTCATTGTGGGCAACAAACCTGCGACATAACGCATTCCAATTTTAACATCTGAAGCAGGCCAAGAAGCTGTTGCGACTTGCCGTTCAAAACCTTTTAGAGTTTCAATGTTTGCAAAAACTTCACGGTAAAGCGACCAAGTTATTTTTACAGAGCCATTCGGCTGTTTTACTTGAACTGGAACTTCGATTCTGATTTTATGTCTAAGCTGCCCACTTCTCATAGCCGAGCCATTCTGAAGCTTTCAAGAAGTCCATCGCACAAAGTAGCATCCAAGTTAAACACCGTACTGCGGCCTGTTGCTACGCCTTGTGATTCACGATTTTCTATAAGATTTGCGACGTTAATCATAATCCACTGCTTAATTGCTTTAGGTACATTGTTAATTGAAGCGTCAGTTGCTTCCCAATGCGCAACGTCAGTTGGTAATGTTCCAGCAGTAGTATTCAAAATGCAAGTATAGTTTGTGCCTAAGTAATTTACTACTTGACTTTTGCTGTAAATTAAACTACTGTCAAAGTTAGGAAATGAATAACCGCAAGTAAACTTAATTTTAACA